GGGGAGCAGTGAAGCCTTCAGTGGCATCAAACCCGCCAGTGCTGTCACCGCCAGTGGAGTTCTTCTCAATAATCTGCACACCATTAAGATACAGACTCATGCTGTTATCTCGGGTGAGCAGAGCCGGTGCAAGACGAAGGCGAACCTTGTCTCCGCCAAATGGCAGGGCATCAGTCTTGGCGGCAGACGCGTCACGACAAGGGAAAGTTTTCTCACCCTTCTTGACCAAAGTCTTAGACTTAGCCTTGAGAATGGTGTTACCTTCATTATCGGTACGGATACCATTCATCTTAGATGCACCGGATTCCTTCATCAACTTATCAAGCTTCTTCTGAAGCTTAGCATCCACAATAACAGAAATATTATGGTTTGCTGAGTCTGCACCAAACTTATCATCTGGTTGATGGAGGTGTGACCACTGACATTCAACTGTGTCCGTGGTAAAAGCTTCAATTCTCGTTGTCATCACTCGGTTTACTCCTTTTGAGTTCTTCAACAGTTTGGTTAATGCCATTAACAATAGACATCAATGTAACATTAACTTGCGTCATGAATGCTTCAAGATCTGAGACCTTGACAAACATATCTTCTTCCTTCTTCTCTTCTTGTTCTAATACTTCTTCACTCATACATTAACTCCATATAGGGTTTCCCATCTATTACTACACCGGCCCCGTTGACCGGCTTCTTCAAGAAGTTGCGACCATAATACATTGCTTTGTGGTGTCTGTCAACCCCCGTTGGCACATTAAAGCCATAAATTAATCGATCAGTAGGTCCAGTCATACAATTGATCGCACCTACAGAGTGCACATGTCCTGATACAACGCTTTGACCTCGGGCCATAGCGATAGACATAGCAGGGCGAGCACCCGATGTTCCTGTACCGTGGGTGTAATAGACACCATCGATCTCAAACTCATGAGACCACTCCCAATTCGGAGTACCGTAGACTGTTTGATAGTCTTTAAGATATACACTAGGTATTCCAGAATTAGAAGCAACACGATGAACTCTTTCATCATGATTCCCAATGCAGACTTTAGCCTTAGGGAATTTCTTTTTCCATTCTTTTAAACTCTGCATGACTAAAGCATACTCATTCATAGCAGCCTCAGATTCAGGATGTTTTTGGTGGAAAGAGATAGCTTGGTGATCGATAATATCACCGATAAAGACCGTAGTGTCTGTGCGATACTTTCTTTTAACCTGTAAGCAGAAATCAAGATAGTCTTCTCTTTCAGCGGGTAAATGAAGATCACCAATTACCAAAACTCTAGCACTCATCTTCGTCTTCCTTTGAATTTTCGAAGAGGGTTTCTTCGATATCATCCCATAAACTATCATTCCATTCGTCATCTTCTAAGATGAGGTCTGCTAGTTCATCCTTGTTAAATAAGGGGTTCGTCATCACCGTAATCTCCATTAGATTCTTGCGGAATATTTAGAACTAAGTCTAAATTATTGTTTCTTGGAACTCTATTTACGATAAAAGTTTTAAAAAGATTATCCATAAAAATATGCATCATGTCTGAACTGGGAAAACTAATGACTAGCTTTTTATCATTGCCCGGTTCAAGTGCAATTTTAGTTACGTACTTTACGTTATGTTCCAGATCTCCTTCGTTGGAAATCATAATTTGAGTTCTCATGTTTTAACCTCCTCATGAAAAGAAATACTCTGATTCCAGTACTCGGTCAACATTAAAGTCTCCGCGAGTTGGAATGTCGGGGAGGTTGACCCCCAAACTTTGTTCTACATCGTTCTTAAAGAATTCGAGTTGATTATTCCTGTGAATAATAGCAAACTCTTCTCTTGTGATACGATGCAGTTGATCAATAAAATTAGCATGGCATCCGTATGAATCATGTATCATACAAAAATCACCAGTAATTTTTTCTCTTAGCATTCGATCTAATACTAAAAACATATGGGCAGCGTCCAAGCTATGTATGTAATTTGGTGAGATAGCCTGACGTGCTGCTCTTCCGTGTGGACTGTCTGTTTTTACGAAGAAAGATAGCTCTCTGTTGTTAAATAGCTTGGCAATCGATCTTCTTGTCTGATTTTGGGTGTAATAATGTACTACCTTAAACCCAGACGGTGTAGTCCACGTCAAATGCTTGTTGTTTTCTGTAGCGACATCAGAAACGGTCTTAAGCCACGACTTTCCGGCATTGCTAGAGGATAGTACCTGATTTAAGGCCGCTTGTATAGCCCTAGCTAGCTCTACAATAGCTCCTCCACGCTTATCCTTCGGAACCCAGTCTAAATGACCCTCTAATCTCAGGTATTTTTGGATACCGTAGAACGTGAGGCCATAGGCTTCGCACATAGTAGATCGCTTGGTAACTCCACGGTCAATACCATCAGACCAGTGAGCTACGAATTGTTTATTCCACTCATTATTTTCTTGGTGGGTTTGACAATATTCAGTGGTGCCGTCAGCTACAAACTGATATAAGTCTTCTGGCTTATCTGAGGGATCTACCCCAGTAAGTTTAGCAATTACCTCGTCCTTCATAATAGAAGACCAATGCTGATTACCGTTGCACTTACCATCGATCTGGATCGGTATGTCAGAACATCCATCTTCTTTAGCATAGTCTAAGATAGCACCTATGCGTTGGAAGGATTTGTTCTTTTTCTTTCTACCATCAATCCATTCTTTATTATTATAAGGATCTTCTGCAATACGTATTAGCATGTCATGGTTATCGTCTACCCACTTAGCTCTCTCAATAAATGTTTTCTTATCTTGATCAAAGAGATTTGCAATGTGTACTTTTCGCCAGAACATTCCTGTAACCGTTAATGGTATTCGTTTAGCGAACTTAAGTAAGCCCCTATCGAAGTCAGATGACTGGGGAGACAGTAATTCGCAGGTTGGATACGCTCTACCTCTAAAGTCTAACGTCCAGACGTGATAGAAGTAATCCCACGGTAACATAGTTTCTGCTAAGGATAGCCGTACAAGCATTCGTCCCCTAGATTGCTCGGACTTATACCACTCACCCCACGATTCTTCCCGGTATTGCATCCACTTAGCTTGCTCTTCCTTTGTCCCATTTTTTGGGTATGGTTCATTGTATATGAACTCATCAAAAGAATAGGGGGGAAGGTTTGCCAATCTTGTGTTGTTCTCAAACAAGGTTTTCATTATCTCATAAACTTCTTTATTTACTGACCACTCAGTATTCATGAGACCATTTAAACCTCGGAGAACTAACTCGGATGGTTCGGAGAATTTTTGTTGTTTAGGTAAGTCGCCAAAGAAATTATCATTATATCTTTGGACAACAGGCTTACGTAAGTTTGTAGTAATATAGCCACCACTTGTGGACATGGTATGCTCAACAGGCGGTATTAGCATAGGTCTGTAGACAAGCGTAGAATTTTGTAAAATATCGTGACGCTTATGCAACTCTTTAAGAACTTCAGGATGGAACTCTACAAAACTATGGGTTCTAAAACGTCCGCTACGAGTTTTTACTTTCTCTTTCCTCAGCTCTAGTATATTAGAACTACATGCAATTTCAAGCATGTGATGACCAAACGAATGCTTAGCGGCAGTAGTAAGTTTTACGTTGCATTCCATTTTTTTAGCGAAAGCAGTGCAGCGTTTAGTAGTCCAGTTCTTAATAAACTTAGACTGTTTCTTCCAATCTTCATAATGAGATTCTTTTGCACGTTGGAATGCTATGATGTCGCAAGCATCGTTAGATATCTGACAAGCAATCTTTTGTGCTATTGGAGGTGTGTGTATATGTTCATTATAACTACCATTCCAATAACTGGGGGAGAACCAGTGTCTGATTACAGCACGAATAGTAATATCAGCCATCTTTCGGGCACCTAGTTCTAATAAGGGGTATACCCAACTAGGCACCTTGGGTGAATTACATACTCGATCTATCCATTCTTGATACTTTTCCTCTAGCTCAACAATAGAGGAGTCTATAAGGCATTGCTCGGGTATGCCTTCATCAGGTGCACGCTCATAGTCACGCCAATATTTTTGACGGCCATACTCTAACATGTTTTGCTCAAGTAATATCTGAGCATTACGTCTGTTTAGCTGAGTATCATCAGACTCTTCATTCCAGATCAAGTTCAGATACCTTTTTATCGTATTCTTCTTGAGAGATTTTACCAAAGGCAAGATCATAATTTAAAGCATACATTTTATCAGAAACAATTCTTTCAGAGCCTTCAACTGTATGGCTAGAGGGTCTGTAGTATTCTGGCATTGCTCTATGCTTAATCCCTCGTTTTTCGGCTTGGGCTTTGCGTCTGTGCTTGTCCCTTAGCCTTTTCCAGTTCTTATGTGCATTAAAGCTACCACCAAAATGTTGATCATGTTCCATAGTTTTCTCCGGAGAAAGGAAGACCCTCACTTCCTTGGCTTCCTAAGACGCACCGTGATAGTGGTCTTATTCCACCAAGGAAGTTGAGGGCGAGGGGGATCAGAATTGAGTCATTGCGTATTGCATGACCTTCTTAGTATCTACTGAACCTTTGCCAGTCAGGTTAGAGTAAGCCTTGGATCCAACCGTAGCCTTACGTCCACGCTTCGGTTCACGATGCTGAATCCAGTTGGTTACAGCATTAACAGCAAGCCATGGTGAAGGCTTGATGTCTCGGCATTCCTCTTCAAACGTGTTATCCCAGTTGGCAACAGTTTGACAGGCATCAACGTAGCGGTACTCTTCATCCTCATTTGAGGGATTCATAGTGACAGGGCCACGCATCAGTTGGTAGACATCAAGGAAGAACTTACGTTGTTGGTCGTGCGTAATGTTCTTCTGTGCTAGTTCCTTCACTTGGTTCTGATACAGAGTACCAGTTTCCTTGAATTCACTAATTACCTCACGAGCAGTAGCGATCTTTTCATCAATATCACCGTGATGCTTGATTGTAATTTGATTCTTCATACCAGTGTTAAGTACCATATCCATCGTGTTCTTACACACTACACGAATAGAGGTAGGCTTAATCACCAAGCTTTGGGTTCCATCGTGTCCCCAAATCATAGCCATATACTTTTCTACAGTATCATTGGGACTTGCATCGAATGAATTACTGTGAAGTAAGAGATAGCACTTACGTCCATCTTGGATAGATCCGGCTGATTCGACAGTGGCAACAGAACCAAAGTAAGTAGCCAAATCAAATACTTCATGATTTTGCATCACCTTGTACTTACGGGATACAATACCAAGAACTTCTTGTGTATCTTTTCGGATGATACCATTATACTGTTCTGTATAACAGCCACCAGCATTGATACTATTTGTTTTTTCGACTTCCCAGCCAATGCCGGACTTGTCATAGGCATCCATGACGCTCATGGAATCTTCAATGACATTGCCAAGGCCATGCCATGCACGCTTCTTATAATAGACAGCGCTATCGTTTTGGGTCATCTCGTGAGACATTGTCTTCTCCTAGTGATTCCCATTCTTCGTTTTCCCAGTCCGCTAAGACTTTCTTAGCTTTTTGTCTGGGTGCATAATCCTTCTTCCGCTTAGGTCGAGGATCTTTCTTTTCTTTTCTACGGGTATCGCCCATATTCTTAGACTAGCATCTTATTACTAGGTTGTCAAGGCTTATTCGTAGAAATCTTCTATTTCTTCCCAGTTTTCTTCATCAATCTCATCAGGGTAGAATTTGAAGAAGTTCAGTAGGAGTTCAGCATCCTTACCAATCATATCAACTTCAAATTCAACCTCAAACACATCAGTTTCGAGAGTAATAATACCACCAAAACCTAAAGACTTCCAATCAATAGTGGTGTCACGGCTGCCGGGATATTCCCAAGTTCTAGGCTCAACCACAGTAGTACCATCGGCATCCATTTCACCATACAGGTGTAGCTTTAGGTTGCCATACTGAACAGTTTTCTCAACGTATTGAGTCGTTTTTGATTTCATTCGTCATCTTCCTCGTACCAGTGTGTTTCTAAACTACCATCATAATCTTGAGGCATGAATTTTGTACAGGCATGCCAGTAATTATACTCGCAGTCTTCTAAAGCATGCTCAAATTTTTCCATGGCTGCGTCCATATCTTCAGCCTCAATGATTGTACCATAGCAGGTGAAGTCATCAATCATTACTTTGAACTTTGGCATTCTTATTTTCCCATTCAGTTTGGAACTCATCATATTCAACGGTGTCGATTTCCCATCTTTGAGTCTCACTGTCGTGAGTTTCCCAATCTTCCCAATCGTAACCACCGGGATCATCCATAAACAACTTACGTGCTTGCTCTTCTGACTCAGCTTCTACATAAGCAATAGCAGTTTCCCAAGCTTGACTTGTTACATCAATAGTAACTCGATATACCTTTTTCAAAACGGTACCTCCGCACGTTCATGTGCTTCTACAGCAGAGATAAGCCACTCCTTAGTAGCATCGTCTACTATTTTAAGAAGACTACCTTTACGTAGCCATATTTGAGTTGACGTATAATTGTCTTCTCTAACCCATAACTCTTCCATTAGGAAAACATCATCACCGATAGTAATTTCAGATGATGTAGATCTAGATAGAAGAGATGTTCTAAGAGTTTTAGCATCATTCATGATTCTCTCCATGATTTTCTACGACCTCTTGGTTTTCTTGCGAGATCTTGATACCTTATATTCTTTAGCTTGGTATACCGGCTTGCGTCCACGCCACATTGTGTTAAGCTCTTTTGCCTCTTTCTTGGCTTCAGAAGCTTTATCCCATAACGCTGGATTAGCGGTATACGTATCGCCTTTAGAGTTTTTCGTATAGCTTTGAACCAACCAAGTTTCAAGATCTTCAAGCCATATGCCCCAGCTCATGGAGTGAAACTACCATGACTCTGGGTATTTTGGTTACTTGTCCGCATTCTTCAGTTCCTAAGGAATCAGTCACGACAATATAATCATTATGATCATTTAAAACATATCCGCATGTTTTCATTATAGGCGGAGGAGAGTAAATAGTTTCTTCACACTCCTCTAAATACATCCATCCTGAATCGCCAGTGCTTTCTGCGTCTACCCAAAAGATCTCAATGATTCTATGTTCCATGCTAATTCCCCCTTCTTGTATCTATATACAAAAGAATTAAAACTAATACAGCTAAAATAGCTCCTAATATGTGAATGAAGGCTCCGTCGCTCATTCTTTACTTTCTTTAAGCGAATAAGTAGTATTACTACATACTATTCTATATAGAGGAGGCCAAGGTGACTTGGTTATCTCTATTCCTTTATATTCCTGTAGGTAGTAAGTATCCCATTCTGGTTCTTCCCCGTAGTAATCTTCACACTGAATATCATCGAAGTCATCCATCTAAAGCCCTTACTATTTTCTCAAGGATACGAAGGTCAGTGTTTATATGTTTCCACATAAACTCCTGTTTTTCTTTTTCTGTCCAAGGAAGAGAATCAATAATCTTCCTAATTCTTTCCTTCTGTTCCCTGTTCGTGTAGAACCTGCTGCTTCGCATTATTTCGATTCTTCCAGTCTTGCTTCCATTGCTCAGCAAGCGGCGGAAGATCAGAACGCTTTCGAGTGCCGGGAATAGGTGTTCCTTGGCCGGTGTCCTTATTGTGGTGCCACTTTTCTTCGTAAGCCTCAATAGGTTCATGTATATTGCACGATTCCTGAAGCTTAGTCAAAGGATAATCCACTTTTTCTGGATTAATCTTGGTACCGTGGTTACGTTGAGGTACCCACTTTTTCTTCTTCTTGTCCCACCGTAGGTCTACGATAGTATCGGCTGGGCGGTTACGCCAGTTGGTGTACCATTCTCCGATTTTATTCTTTTTACCTAGTCCTAACATTAGACTCTCCTAAGTATTCATTTAGGGCTTCTTGGGTACTCTTTACAGGGATGTACTCTTCGAGTCTATCATCCCATATAATATAACCCATTTCTTCACACCACACAACAAATTGTGAGATTTTACTCATTTTTTCAGCAGACCTCGAAGCCACCACATTCGCGGAGGAATTCGATGAAGTCTTGGACGTGGGATTTGCCTACACGATAGGCATCCTTGAAGTCAGGATCTCCACAGTCCCATGTGATGACATCGCCTTCTTCTTTGAGAAGGTCTTCCATGGCATCAGCCAATTTATTACAGTCCTCTTGGTTATCGAGGCCAGCTCCGTCGTTGAGGCCCATGTGGTCCAAGGTGTTTTCTGGTATACCAAGTTTATGATGTTCATTGGCATAATAAATCATGTCAAGAATGGGTCGCCAAGCCCATACGTTAGCTCGGAAGTAAACACCGGGGTTTTCATCGGAGTACTTGCGATCAGCTTCGAAGTAGGCTTCCTTTTCTTCCATGGTGCAGTTCCACCAGTCAGGTTGATCAGGCTTTACACTGCTTTGCTTGATTTTCGGGTTGATCCCGTAGACATCCATACCCATCATGATTCTCCTTTTTTGATGAGTTCTTCAAGCTGTTCGATGCGTATCATAGCATCATTCAGCGTCTTAAACAAGAGTTCAATGTCTTTTTCTATCGCTTCTTTACTAGCCATTTACATTTGCTCCAGAAGGGTAAAGTTGATTCTTTACGATATCCGTAGGGACCACCATTGTGTATTCTACAGATGTCTTCTATTGTGGGCTTATGCCCTAGTCTAGCCTCGGTACAGTATCTATCCATGTAGGCACGTACTACCTTTTCTGCGTACTTAGGATTAAAGCAATCCTTGTATGTTCCTCCGATGCTAGGGTTGAATTCTAGGGCATCGTGGTGGTATGCACGGTGTATTTGATAAATACCAATAGCCTTACCATTATCGCCAGTAGCGTTAGGATTATTATTTGATTCAACAATCCGTAGAATACGCAAGGCTTGATCTATGGGCGGGCTATTTAGGGAAAGCATGGTTGTACCAATTATTAAGGATAATATCCACTTCATTTTGAGATTCCTTTGTGTTTCTAAGTGGCACGCACTTGGAAGGGACTAATTCCTCTCAAGTGACATGCACTTGCAAAGGAATAACTCGCAACGCGGTATGGTACAAGGCTCATCCGTGAGTATCGCTTGTGATAGTGGTCGGGCAGTTGCTGAGATTGCCTGAACTAGAAACAAAGATTGGTGTACAGGTACAGACGGAGCATTGCTCAACGTCCTACCTATCGATAGTCTGGCTCCCATCATTCCATAAGAGAGCCTTGTCGTGGCCGTACTTGGATGTACGTCAGGAAACGGGGGATTAGCCCTTCACGACTTTCTGCCCTGTTATCGAGGCGTTAACCTCACGTAACAGCACGTTACAACCAGCAGCGTAACTTCTGAACTTCAGTTCATATATGAGCGACACACTGAACATCCATCCTGTCAGACTCTCCGCCTTGGAACGGATCCTCTGACCCCCTTTCGGGACTACCATGTCCTTTCGGACGTAGGTATTAGCAGCTTCGTTACCTGCCTTTAAGACCTGATCATCCAAGCTCCTATTAGGTATAGGTGCATTGATTGGCAGTATGCGGGACAAGTCTCACGTACCCGCTACCGATGACTCGATAGTTGCTTGACGACAACCTCGTGATCACCGACTTACTAGATGGTTTGTGCCTGCGTCAACAGTGCTTCATCCACCAGCCCGTCTGAGGAAGAACAGGGTTATGCAGACCTGTTCGCCTAGTCAGATTCTAGGCTACCTTCCGGGCCTTCTCCCTATACTCTGTAAACAGAGCCCTCTGCCCCTGTAGGGGGACATCGGTTTGGTCAGAATAACGTCATGCTATTCAGCCGGGGAGCAAACGGTAAGTTTGTCTGGAGGTTTTGATAATGCAGACCTCGTACTGCTGGCAATTTTGTAGAGATGCCGTACTCTTGGCCCATCATTGTAATAAGACAAGATGAGTCCTATCCATTCAGATCTAATCCACCCATGCATCCACAGCCAGCTCGTAGGATTATTTTTGCTGTGGGGGTGACTGCTACCGGCAGCACGGTTGGGCTTACGCCCCTAGGATACACACGTACGGAGACACACGTTGTACGGGTGTACCCTAGGGATGTCACGGTTGTACCGTGGGGGAGGTTTCCCGGTACGCCATCGCTA